TGGAGAAATTTCTACAGGTGCTGCTTTAGGTGACTTCAATGGTTATTCATTGACGTTCACGGCACAAGAAGAATTACCAGCTAACTTTATTGACGTAAACAATGAAACTGATTTGGCACTTGCTTTTGCAGATTCTGGTGCAAATCCAGCCGTTATTGTTACTTCTTAATTAAGATTCTTTCTTATATTCCTATCATAACACAATCAGAAGGGCGCTTTTAGGAGCGCCTTTTTGTGTTTAAATACTCATCATTTATTTTGATTAGAATAGTGGAATTTTAATTTAATCGCATATCTCAAGTTTTTAATGTATAGATATGCCAGCTATTGTAAAGTGCCGTTAAAACGCACCAAAATGCGTATTTGGCCATTTGCATAATTAAAATATTATTTGTATGTAAAAACAAATAAGAAACAAAAAATGCAAAATTCAGTAATATATATAAGATGATTATTTTACAACCAATATTAACGGAGCAGAGTATAAGTTTTATACCCAGAAGCCAAGTATATGATGGTATGTATGTAATCGGAGAAAGCAGTAATACGGAAACGGAAATAACTATCACAAGTTCTACTAATGGAGATTATTATGATACCATAAATGCCTCATTTGTAAATGGCAGTTTTAGCTTATCTAATAATGAATTCTATACTTTAGAAATTCGAAATGGTAGCCAGGTAGTGCATAAGGATAGAATTTTTGTTACTGATCAATCTCCTGTAGTCAATTATAGTGTTAATAATGGGGAATACGTTTCTCAAGTAAGCAGTAATGAATTTATAATTTATGAGTGATAATATACATATACTCGAATTATCTGGCTATGAAGCTCCTGTAATAAAAGAATCCAAGAGAGAGGAGTGGGTAGAATATGGCGAGGACAATAACTATTTTAAGTATCTCATCGATAGATATACAAATAGCACAACTAATAATGCTATTATTAACAATATTTGTCGCCTGGTATATGGTAGAGGCTTGTCAGCTACAGATGCCTCAAAAAAGCCTAATGAGTATGCGCATATGATGGCGCTATTGCGTAAGGATTGTGTAAGGCATTTAGTTACTGATTTAAAATTATTAGGCCAATGTGCTATGCAAATAATCTATACTAAGGATAGGCAAAAAATTGCAGAGGTGCATCATATACCTGTCCATTTATTGCGTGCCGAAAAGTGCAATGAAGAGGGCAAAATCGAAGGTTATTATTACTCAGATGACTGGAGCGATATAAAGAATTATGTTCCTAAGCGCATTCCAGCATTTGGATGCTCTAATGAAGCATCTGAAATCTTTTATGTAAAGCCTTATTCTGTAGGATTAAAGTACTATGCCCACGTGGATTACACAGGCGGAATTCCTTATACGGTTTTAGAGGAAGATATCAGCGAATACTTAATTAACGAGGTGGAGAATGGATTCTCTGGCCGCAGTGTGGTTAATTTCAACAATGGTATACCATCGGATGAACAACAAAGGTTAATTAAAAATAAGGTATTGAGCCAATTAACAGGCATGAGTGGAGAGAAGGTTATTGTAGCATTCAATAACAATTCAGAATCTAAGACAACCGTAGACTCAATGCCCGTAAATGATGCTCCAGATTTATATCAAACGCTTAGTGAGGAGTGTTTAAGAAAGATCATGCTTAGCCATAACGTAACCAGCCCTCTCTTATTTGGAATTGCGAGCTCTAATGGATTCTCAAGTAATGCAGATGAGTTAAGAGATAGCTTTGCGCTCTTTTCAAATATGGTAATTGCTCCTATGCAAGAGTTATTATTAGATGCATTTGAGCAGATATTAGCATATAATGGCATGAGCCTTAATTTATACTTTAGGACATTAAAGCCTTTAGAGTTTGTTGATTTAGAAAATGTACAAACGGAGGAGCAAGCGCAAGAGGAAACAGGCTTGGAATTACAAAAGGATTTCTCAGATAAGGAAGGAGAGCGCATCTTAGAGATTTTAGAAGGCGAAGAGGTTAGCGATGTATGGGAATTAGTAGAGGAGAGAGCATATAGCGATAATAATAGCGATGTAGATACATGGATTGCAGACTACGAAAAAAAGAATAAAAGTACATTGCAAAAATTAGCAGAAGTAATTAAATCCTTTCCAAGTAGATCAAGCCAATTAGATAAATCAGTATACAAAGTAAGATATAGTTATACTAAAGGCTTAGGAGGGCCAGGTAAGAGTAGAAATTTCTGCGTTAAAATGATGCAGAGAACAAATAGCGGAGTAGTATACAGATTAGAGGATATAGATAAGGCATCCAGAGAAGGCGTTAATAGAGAATTAGGCCATAAAGGGCAAGCTTATGATCTGTTCAAATTTAAGGGCGGTGTTAATTGTGGACATTATTGGAGCGAGCGCTTGTATAAGCTGAAAAAGAAAAAAGATGGCTCATATTATGAGGATAAGGCGCTAAGTAGTTCAGCAGAGGTAGAAAGTATACCAAAGTCTTACATGCCTACGCCAAGAGGAAGAGAAAGAGCGGCCCAGACAGAATGGTCAAGAGGAGATAAAGGACATCATCCAAATTATAAAGGTTAAGCATGGCAAAAGCATTATTAATATCAAGAGCAGACGTTGTTAAATTCACATCCATGAATGGTAATGTGGACACAGATAAGTTCATTCAGTATATCAGCATTGCACAGGACATACACATTCAGTCAATGACAGGAACGGATTTGTTGGAAAAGATACAGGCGGACATAATAGCTGGAACTTTGGCTGATCCATATCTTAATCTACTTACTACATACATTAAGCCTACCTTAATTCACTATGCGATGGTGGAATATTTGCCTTATGGTGCATATACTATTGGCAATAAAGGCATATATAAACACGGATCAGAAAATAGCGAAACATTAAGTAAGGAAGAGGTAGATTTTTTGAGAGAAAAGGAAAGGCAAACGGCAGAGCATTATAGGCAGAGATTTATAGATTACATATGTAGCAATAGTAATTTATTTCCAGAGTATAGTACTAACTCAAATGGAGATGTTTATCCGAGTACTGATAATAACTTTCCTGGCTGGGTTTTATGAAAAAGAAGTATCAAGCAAAGAGTAAAAATGTAAAGCGTTTAGAGACGTTTTTAAATAAATATTATGGCAGAAATCAAGATAAGCGATCTAACGGCAAAGGGTGCTAATTTAGATACAACGGATTTACTGATTATCTCAGAAGATGATGGCGCTGGAGGATACGTTTCCAAGTATGTTACAGGTGCAGAGCTCGCTGGAGGCTCAAGCGCTACTACATTATATTCTGGAGATAGTACAATAGGCACAACAAGAGTTGCTACGTTAACGGATAGCTTAACTTTTACAAGTGGTCAAATGATTCGTATTGCTAACGGTACTAATATTGTCGAAGTAACAGACTATACACATTTACCAAGTACTTTAGCGGCGAACACTACTTATGTTATTCGTGGATTAATTAGAGTAAGTAGCACAATTACGGTAACTAATGACGGCTCAAAGATTATAGGCCTGGATAGAACAAAAGATTTAATACAATACACAGGCACAGGTACTTTATTTGATATTACTGACGTAGATTTTAGTATTCAAAATGTAGGATTCACTACTACTACTACAGGTAAAATACTTGATGCTATTAATTATACTGCTGGTGTTAGTGCAAATAATTACGGAAGAACTAAAGTATTACAGATTTTCGGTTGTGAGTTTAGAGGTTGTTATGATTTAATGACAATTACAGGCTTCGAATTAGTCGATTTAAACAACTCTATTTGTTGGTATAGTACAGGAAGTATAGGCTTTCAATTTAAAGACGTTAGACACCTTGAAATAAGTTCTTGTGAGTTCTATAATTGGTATGATGAAGCTACTGCAACAACTTACTCAACTGCATCAATGATTGAATTACTTGCAAATGGCGTTGATAATGTAGGTTTTGCAGTTATCAATATCAATAGTTCAATAGTACACCCAGAGGAAACACAGAACGGAATTGAAATAAATTCAGCAAGTACAACGTCTTTTGGTACGATAAGCTCTAATACGTTTATAGATGTTGGATTGACTACAGGTAGTTTGTTTTTGCCAGAAACAAGTGGTAAGCCAGATTATCAGCAGACGTATACTTACAACTTTGATATAATGGCTAACCAAGGTCTTTTGGATAGTAGAGCAGGTATATTAATGACTATGAGTGGTAATACTACTGCAACAACTATAGGAACAATTGGAACACCTGTTGCTATCAATACAGGAAACAATAATGCTCAGACTGAACGAGTACGTTGGAGTGGATCAAGTGGTGGTCAAGCTACTTATTTAGGCACTAAATCTATTTATGTAAGTATTCATGTTTCTATGGCTTTTCAAAAGTCTGGAGGTGGTAGTGATGAATTTAGCTTTTTCGTTTATAAAAACGGAAGTCAATTAGCACCAAGTGAAACTAAAACAGACGTAGCAAGTACAACAGGTACTATTTCAATGACTTATGCAACTCAGATTGATGCAATGAATTACTTGCAGTTTTATGTAGCTAATAATGATTCAACGTCTAATATAACAATAGAATCTTGGCAAATAGTAATAAGAGAATAATATGGCAAATACAATAGGATACGGACAAGGTGCAGTTAATAATACTAATGGCTTCGGTAAAGCACCAACAAATAATACCATAGACTTTGGCGAAGTATGTGCGGATAGTTGGAGTCCAGAAACCAACTTAACAGGAACAGGTGGTTCGTCTTTTTCTAATACTAAATCAATAGAACTTGATGGCATTGATGCTTACGTAAATCAAAGTGTTTCTACCACAAGTAGCACTGGTAGTATTAGCGTATGGATAAAGCCGGATTTAACTGATAATCGTTCTTTTGTTGTATTTGATAACGGAGGTTATAGAAATTATTTAATTATTGTAAGTAATAGTGATGGAACAATCAATACACAATGCCGTATAAACCCAACTGTTCAATGGAATTTAAAAACTGATAATTCTGTTTTAAGTTCTACAAGTTGGACACACGTAGTTGTGACGCATAACGGAACAGAGCCAAAAATATATATAGATGGGGTTTTCGTTGCTCAAACTTTTTCAATCTCAACAGACAAAACAATTTGGTGGGACACTTTTACACCTACATTAATGAGGTTAGGTTGGTTTAACATAAATGGTTATACAAGAAATTCTTGGACAGGAATAATAGATGAATTTAGTTTATATGAAACAGAATTAAGTCAATCACAAATAACAGCAATTTATAATAATGGATTGCCTACAAGTTTAACTGCATACAATAGTTTAGTTTGGTTAAGATGTGGCGATGGTGACACACAACCAACTTTAATAAATCACGGAAGTAGTGGAGTTGATGCATTTATGGGAAATCCAGAACCATTTTTAACTGATGTACCTACATAAAAACGAATTAAAATAAATTAAAATAAATTAAAATGATTAAATCTTTTAGCACATACGCAATAATAAACACAACTGATTTGGCAAGCATAGACTTTTCACAAATAGGAGAAACAAGCGCAGACACTTTACGCTACAATTTAGCTAATACTGAATTTATAATTAAGTGGAATACAACGCCAGCTTTTATAACTGACGGCTCAGTAGTGCCTGTTTCTGAATTAACACACCAAGAAGCTTTGGCACTTATGCAAACGCCAGAATGGTCTGAACCAATACCTGTAGAATAATGCATACTAATATACTTGCAATATTATATTTTGTATTCGGTTATGCGTCTGGATTTGTAATGATAGTAACAGATACAGAATTACACGTAAAATTGCTTGGTGCTTATCTATTAATTTATATGAGTTATATCTTGAACGAACAACTATAACATGAAAACACAAGTCTTACTTTTAACAACTAAATTACAAACCTATTCAACTAAACTAATGGCTATTATTTGTTCGTTTTTTTTACCTATTGTTGGTATATTGATCCTAATCGCATTATCTGTAATATTTGATACTATTACAGGAATATGGAAAGCTCGTAAATTAAAGCAACCTATTACCAGCAGAAGATTATCCAATATTGTTTCTAAGATTCTATTATATGAGGCCACGGTCATGCTATTCTATTTGATAGATTACTTTATAGTAAATGATATTGTTATTACATTTTTTAGTATTGATATGCTAACTACTAAAGCCTTAGCGCTGGTATTGGTGTCTATTGAGGTTATAAGCATTAATGAGAACTATAAGGCCGTTAAGGGTATCGATTTATGGGCATCCTTAAAAAACCTATTTGCGAGAGCAAAGGAGGTTACTCAAGATTTTAAAAAGATAAATGAGAAAGATCAATAAAATTATATTGCACTGCTCAGCAACTCCAGAGGGCAGAGATCATGATGTAGAGGATATAAGAAGATGGCATTTAAGAAGAGGATTTTCTGATATCGGATATCATTACCTTATACACATTGATGGGACTATTGAGCCAGGTAGACCAATAGCCAAGCCAGGCGCTCATTGTTCAAACCAAAATAAACATAGCATCGGAATTTGCTATGTGGGAGGCATGGATAAAGATATGAAGCATCCAAAGGATACAAGAACACAAGCGCAGAAGGATAGTCTCATTAAATTAATGCATGAATTGATCTATAAATACAATAAGGATATGACCATTCATGGACACAACGAATTCGCCAACAAGGCATGCCCATCATTTAACGTACAGGTAGAATATGAAAATTTATAGTTTATTTTGCGTTTTAGCGCTTTTCTCTTGCTCTGCTAAGTATCACTATCAGAAGGCTCTTAAAAAGGGCTTAGAAGTCGTTAAAACAAGCGACACGATAAGAATCGCTACTATAGATAGTATTCCTGTAATAAAACACGATACAATTGTATATGAACATTTCTACACGTCAAAAGATACGGTAATTATGTATGAGAATATATATATACCGAAAACAAGGTTAGAAACACGAATAGAATACAAACTAAAAAGGGATACCATTAGAATGATTACCCGGGTAGAGGTACAAAAAGCCAAAGCAGAAGGTAAGAAAAATAAAGAACCTAACATGTGGTTGTGGATAATATTATTCATGGTACTGGGATTGTTTATGTGGTTAGCAAGTAGATTAGCAAATAAATTATTATGATAAAGAGACATAGCAAAAACGTACATGAATTATATATAGATGGTAATGATGCCAAGATAGCAATGTTATCAGATATCCATTGGGATAATCCTAAATGCGATAGAGAGCTCCTAAAAAAGCATCTTGATTATTGTAAAGAAAATAGCATTCCTGTAATGATCAATGGGGACATGTTCTGCCTTATGCAAGGAAGGGGCGACAACAGACGTAATAAAAGCGATATAAGGCCAGAGCATAATAATTCAAGATACTTAGATTCTATTGTAGAAACTGCCGTAGATTGGTGGAGTCCATATGCTGATATTCTTACGGTAATCGGGTACGGAAATCACGAGACTGGGGTACTTAAGTTCCAAGAGACCGACATCCTCCAAAGATTTGTTGATCTGTTAAATCTGAAATGCCATGGCCAGGTACATACAGGAGGATATGGAGGCTGGCTTGTTGTAAAAGTTGGCAAAGGAAATCATGTATGTACTACTAAAATCAAATATTATCACGGAAGCGGAGGAGGAGGAATAGTCACAAAGGGCGCTTTAAATCTCACCAGAGCGCTTGAAAAATATCACAACATGGATGTATTTGCTATGGGGCATATTCATGAAAATAGTGCGAGAACAGATGTTTTGGATAGCTTAGAGCATAATGCCCATGATGGATATCATGTTCAGCATAAGTCAATACACATGATCATCACAGGGACATATAAAGAGGAGTATGGAGAGGGAGACAAAGGATGGCACGTTGAACGTGGAGCTCCAATTAAACCGATAGGAGGCCGTATACTTACCATTAAAGTAGAAAGATCAAGAAAAAATAATGAGGATAGGATGATAAAATACATCGATTCTCATCGTATATTCTGATACCTGGCCAAAAAAATCAATTTTTTTTTATCTCTGAAACGTAGGTTTTACGGGAAATTCTATTTTTTTTTATGGAAAACTCAAAAAAATTGTTGATAACTCAAATATTTGTGTATCTTTGTTAATGTAAAACAATTATTATGACAAGAATAGAAAAATTAGAAATGCTGATTCAAATAGAAGAGGGCATTAAATCCTTTGAGGATAGAATTGAGTTAAAGCAAGAGAGCATTGAGAGTACATTAGGATACTTTCCAGAGCTCAGAGATAAATACACGGATGATATACATACTTATATGATGTGCATTAAAAGGCTTAATGAAAGATTTAATAAGATATTAGTTACAATTTAAATAATAGTTATGGTAAAGATTAGTAAAAGAATGAATGATATTGATACGTTCATGAGTACAAAAGAGAATGAGACATGCTTAGCTGGAACGGATGAGTATGGTAATGAGTTTGTGGTATGGTTTGATACTATAGAATTGTTAGAATGGTTAGATATCAAATACATGAAATCTCAGAGTAAAAAATATATTAATAGTTTAAATAAATAGATATGAAAGAAGCAAAGAAAGAATTAATTAAATGTATAATCTTTATATGGGGTGCGTTTGTAATGTACTACGTATTAGTAAAATTATTTGTATGAGTTACGAGATAGAAATAGAGAGCCAAGATGATGAGGTAGTATTATTTTACATTAATGATGTTGCCTACAAAGTGGATATAGAAACGCAAATAGTTACGCAAGAATATCCAGTAAGTTTTAATCAGTTTAATGACAAGATAACCTATGCAGAGGAGGATGTGATTTACTACTATGTACTGCATAATACTTTAGAATGTAGTGGGATCAATTACTATGATGATATAGATATATGTAATGAATTAGAAGAAATATTGAACAATGGATAAAAGGATAGCCTGGTGGGATAATTTCAATGATGAATTGTACTGCAATTATTTAATACAAAAAGACGAACAAATGAATACCTATAGAATACTATACAAGACCTACAAAGGCAATAATACTGATGCTCCTGTAGTGCAAGCAGTAAAGTATGTACAAGCATATGATAAGGCTGAAGCTCGTAAGCTATTTGATTTATGGAAAGGATTAATAATTAGCATCGATAAGGTATGAGGAAAATAAGAGAATATATTTACGCACTAATAATAAATTGGATATATGGAGGACTTGATTGAAAGAGTAAAATATTATATTGAAAAGCATGATCTTAAAAAGAAATGCAGAAAGCCTAGATTTATACATAGGAGAATATATTTTTTTTATATTCTTAGAGAATCGGGAGCTACTTATGAAGAGATAGGAGAATTGTTTGATTTAAATCATTCTACGGTTATGCATGGAATACAGAGATACAAAAATTTAAGGCATGTTAATGATCATTTGTTAAATTTAGATATTGCTGAGTATACAGGAAAGATTAAATTAATGAAAAGAAAATATAATCTGAGAAATGATATTCTCAAGGCCACAACAATACGTGATTTGGATATTATAAAAAGTAGAGCAAGTAATAATCTTTACAAAGAATTAATTTAATATATTTGTGGAATTGGTCGGACAATCAAAATTTATTTAAGTGCTAGCGTGAGTAGGAGATCCGACCCTCTGAAAGCGCGGCACTTTTTTATTTATAAAATATGGCGGAAAACAAAAAATCATTTATAGCTTATGCAGATTGGAAGGATACCTTTGATGCATTGGATAATGAAAAAGCTGGAGAATTGATAAAGCATATTTTTGCTTATGTCAATGATGAGAATCCAGTAAGTAAGGATATGTTAATTAATGCAGTATTTGCAAGTATTAGACAAACATTAAAACGGGATTTAAAGAAGTGGGAGAAACAATATAATCAACGAGTGGAAGCTGGTAAGAAATCTGCTAAAGTTCGTCAACGAAATTCAACGGTCGTTAACGGTCGTTCGGTTTCGTCTACTGTAAGTGTAAGTGTAAGTGATAATATATCTAAAGATATATATAAGAGCTTCGCTCATTTGTCTATGTCTGTAGATGAGTTTAAAAAATTAGAACAGGAATATACTAAACAACAAATAGATGAAACACTTGAGGCAATAGAGAACTTTAAAAATAACACAAAATACAAATCGTTATATTTAACCTGTAAGAACTGGCTTAAGAAATTACCAAAGGAAAATGAGGATAAGTTATTAGCACAAGCAAAGAAGTTAGGATATGTTAAGTAAAGGAATACACACTAAATATCTTTTAGATTATAAACACGGAAGGATTCAACAAGGTTTAGGAATAGATTGCCATTTAGATAAACACATAAGATTTAAACCTAAACAACTAAATATTATTTTAGGACACGATAACGTAGGTAAGTCATATTTCGTCTTTTGGTATTTTTTAACACTTGCACTAAAACACGAACTGAAGTTTTGTTTATGGGCTGGAGAGAATCAATACGGACAGATTATGCGTGACTTAATACAAATGTATGCAGATAGACCGTTTAAAGAATTAGACGACACACAAATAAGAAGCTACGCTACACACCTTGAGCAGTATTTTGATTTTATAGACAACTCAAGACTATATACACCAGAGCAGTTATTAGAGGAGTTTAACAAGACTGATGCAGATTGTTGTTTGATAGACCCATTTACAGGATTGAGTAGGCAATACGGTTATGAAGGCAACTACGAGTTCTTAAATATGGCAAGACAATTTGTAAATGAAACAGGCAAAACTATCTACATAAACACACACCCAACAAGTGAAAGTGGCAGACAAGGCAATTTATTTCCTAAAGGTCATAT